CAGTCGATAGTGCAAATAGGGGGGTTTTATACAGATACCATCCAATATAGCCTTTAATGGGCCATAGGGGGGGTTTATTTTAACATTCCCTACAAATGTGGGGGTTTAACAAGGAGAAACAAATGATACCAGCAGGATTAAAGGCAGGATCAGCAGGACTTAGATGGCTAACAAGGCTTTACAAAGGCAGAAAATCTATAAGAAAAGGTGCTAATGTAAGCTCTAAATGGTTAGCAAGTAAAAATATGGGTGGTGCAGCAAAAGTTGCTGAAGCTACAGGTAAGAAAATTACTTATGGATCTAGATGGGCTGGCAAAAAGATTAGAAAATATCCTAAATCTGCAGCAGCACTAGGTGGTGCAGTAGGATGGGATATTATAGATAACGACTAATGGCTAAACAGAAGTTCATACACTATGTACCCAGACCAAAACCCAAAAAACGACCTGGAGTACACAAGAAAAGTAAGAACAAATCTGAAAAACGTAGCTTTAAAAAATATAATAGGCAAGGAAGATGAATAAATACCCTTTAGGATTACCATTAAAATTACCAATGTTTAAATTAGATCCCAAAAAAAAACTTGAAAAAGCAAAAAAACTTAGTAAAAATTTAAAAGATCCTAAGTTTAGAAAAACTGCTAAAATCAAAGATTACTTTTATAACATATAATGGCTAAAAAAGGACTATACGCAAACATTCACGCAAAACGAGCTAGAATCAAAGCTGGCTCAGGAGAACGAATGCGTAAAAAAGGGCAGAAGGGTAGACCAACTGCAGCTCAATTTAGGAAAGCAGCTAAAACTGCTAAGAAAAGATAATGGCATCACCAGCTTGGCAAAGAAAAGAAGGTAAATCCAAATCAGGGGGTTTAAATCGAAAAGGGATTGCGTCTTATAGACGAGCTAATCCTGGATCTAAACTCTCGATGGCAGTTACTACAAAGCCATCAAAATTAAAAAAAGGATCAAAAGCTGCTAAACGTAGAGCTAGCTTTTGTGCTAGAATGAAAGGCATGAAACGTAAGCTCACATCAGCAAAAACAGCTAGAGATCCTAATTCTAGAATTAATAAATCATTAAGAAAGTGGAACTGTTAACATGGCAAAAAATAGATTAGAAAAATTAGCTGATGAATTAATGAGATTGTCGCCTGAAGAAGGCGAACAATTAGGTCTTATTATGAAATCTAGAATGATGCCTGAAATGGCACGTCAGCAAGGATTATTACAACAACAAAATCCACAGATAGCGCAAATGGGAAAAAGACCAGGTGGTCAAATGCCTATGCCTACCACTAGGGATGCAGCAATAAGAGGACTATTAAGATGAGACTTAAAACATATGGCTTTCTTGCTAAAACATATGCAAAGAAATACGCAGCTGATGCAACAGATGCAATGAAAACATTATCTGCTAAATCAAAAAAACACATAAGAAAACATAAACTAAAATACACAGCAGGTGCTGGTGCAGCTACTGGATATGTAGCTGGTAAATCAAACAAGGAGTAATATTATGCCAATGGTAGGAAAGAAGAAATACCCATATACTAAAAAGGGTAAGATGGCTGCTAAGAAAGCTGCTAAAAAAAAAGGAATGAAAGTTAAAAATAAATACTAATGAAAAAACCTAAACTAGGATCTGGACAAAGATTTAAGCAACTTACTGCTAAACTAAAAAAACAAGGTGTCAAAGATCCTAAGGCTTTAGCAGCAGCTATTGGAAGAAAAAAATATGGCAAAGCTAAATTTCAAAAAATGGCTGCTAAAGGGAGAAAAAAATAATGGCAAAAAATAAAGAACTAGTACCTTATTCTAAAATAGAATCTGTTAAATCTAGAATAAGAGTTAGTGGTCAAAAATTAAAAAAAACTGGTAAAAAAATTGCAGGTAAAGCAACAGCTGAACAAAAATTCTTAGGCAAAACTTTACCTAAATATATTGGTAAAGCAGCTAAGTTTGCTTTTAAAAATCCAATTACTTCAACTGCATTATTTTTTGTTCCTGATACTGTTAAATTTATGGGCAAACAAAAGGGAATTGATTTTAGTCCAACTAGACAATATGACAAAAAAGGAAGAAAATTTTTATAATGTCTGAAGAAAACAAAACAAATCATGGTGGTAAAAGACCTGGAGCTGGTAGACCTGTAGGATCTAAGAGTAAAATCTTGTGGAAATCTATGGAAGAAATGGCAGAAAAATATCAACATTCTCCTTTAGATTACCTATTAGCTGTGTTAAACAATCCTGCAAGTAGTCCTGAAAGAAAAATGTATGCAGCAGAAAAAGCTGCGCCATATGTTCATGCAAGACTTACTTCATCAAACACAAAAATGAGTATAGATGAACCAGTTAAAGTCAAAGTCGAATGGCAAAAAGACGAAAACCAAAGTAGTTGAGATACCATACAAACCAAGAGCTTATCAATTAGAAGTTCATAAACACAAAAAACGATTTAGTGTTTTAGTATGTCATAGACGATTTGGTAAATCAGTTTTATCAATTAACGAATTAATTAAAACTGCATGTGATAAACCTAGATCTTTGTGTGCATTTATAGCACCAACTTATAGACAAGGTAAATCAATTGCATGGGAATATTTAAAATATTATACTGCACCATTAATTAAAATTGGTGGAAGTAGAAATGAATCTGAATTAAGAATAGATCTATTTAATGGATCAAGAATACAAATCTTTGGAGCAGATAATCCAGATAGTATTCGAGGTATGGGATTTGATGCTGTCGTACTTGATGAGTATGCAATCATGGCTCCAAGAGTATGGACAGAAATCGTAAGACCAGCTGTTGCTGATAAATTAGGATGGGTTTTATTTATCGGTACACCTATGGGTCATAATCAATTCTGGGAAGTTTATGATTATGCTTTAAGAGGTCGTGATGATTGGTATGCTAAGTTATATCGAGCATCAGATACAAAAGTTATTCCAGACGAAGAACTTGAAGAAGCTCGTCTAATTATGACACCTGAGCAGTACGAACAAGAATTTGAATGTTCATTTACTGCTGCTGTTAGTGGAAGTTATTATGGAAGATTAATAACTAAAGCTGACAAAGATGGTAGAATAACTGATGTACCAGTAGACGACAATGTAGGTGTAGAAACATGGTGGGATTTGGGTATAGGCGACTCTACAGCAATATGGTTTGCTCAAAGAGTAGGGGAAGAAATACATCTTATTGACTACTACGAAACTTCTGGTGAATCTCTTGCTCATTATGCTGATGTATTAGCTGATAAAGGATATGCCTATTCATCTCATATCGCACCTCATGATATTATGGCTAGAGAATTAGGAACTGGTAAATCTAGACTTGAAGTTGCTAACGAACTTGGTATAGATTTTGATATAGCTCCTAAATTAGAAGTTGATCATGGTATCGAATCTGTTAGAAATGCATTGCCTTATTGTTACTTTGATAGAGAAAAATGCAAACAAGGTTTAGATGCTTTAAGACAATATAGAAAACAATGGGATGAGAAAAACCAAATTTTTAAAAATAAACCTCTCCACGATTGGTGTTCACATGCAGCTGATGCTTTCAGATATGGATGTGTTGCAGAACCATTAGATACTTCTGATTGGGATAGACCAGTTAATGTGGATACAAAATATGTAGTATGAAATCAAAAGAAGAAATATTAAGAGTACTAGCTAACGAAATACATTCAGCATCAGGTTACATTGGTGGTGAGCTTGTTGCTAGAAGAAAGAAATCATTAGAATATTATTTAGGTATGCCTCTTGGTAATGAACAAGAAGGTAGATCACAAGTAATATCCAATGATGTCCTGGACACAGTAGAAAGTTTAATGCCTTCTTTAATGAAGATTTTTACTGCTGGTGAAAATGTATTTGAATGTGAAGGTGTTGGGCCTGAAGATGAAGAAATGGCTAGACAATGTTCTGACTATCTTAACCATATTTTCTATAAAGAGAATAATGGTTTTATAGCTTTATATTCTGCATTCAAAGATGCCTTAATTCAAAAGAATGGTATCTTAAAAGTATTTTGGGATAACTCACAAAAAACTGAAAGAGAAGAATATACAAGATTAACTGATGATGAGTTTAATGATCTTGTAGATAATGCTGAAGTTAAAGTATCAGCTCATACAGAATACGAAGAACCTATTACTGATGATCGTGGTAAAGAAATAGATAAAGTTAAACTACATGATGTAGTTATTCATAGAACTAAACTATATGGTAAAGTTACTATAGAACCAGTACCACCTGAAGAATTTTTAATTGAAAGAAGATGTAAGTCTATTGAAACTGCAAATTTTATTTGCCATAGAACTCAAAAGACTAAAACAGAATTAGTTGAAATGGGTTATGAT